CCCAGACTGGATTCAACAGACAGACGGCTGATTCCTTCCTTCTCAGGCTTAACTTTCCCCGGGTAATTGCGGTAAATAAAAACCAATATGGCTAATCAGTTGCTACTTAAATATAGCGCCACTGCTGGCGTTATCCCAACGTCCGCAGAGCTGCCCTTGCGGCAGATCGCGCTGAACACTGCCGACGGCAAGCTGTTCATCAAAAAGACAGATGGCACGATCATCAGCTTTGAGAGTGCTGCCGCGTTTGCCCGTGCGGTACACACCCATGTCATCTCTGATGTCACTGGCCTTCAGGCCGCTCTTGACACGCTGACGACGGCAGCCGCCGCCGCCCAGTCCGGTGCTGATGCATCACTCAAAAGCGCGTCCAACCTGAGTGATCTGGCGAGTGCCTCTTCTGCTCGTACAAACCTGAGCGTTGACAGCAGCGCAGAAGTTGATGGCAAGGTTGCCGCCTCCAAGACTGCCTCTGACTCCTACACGGATGCGGCAATCGCTTCTCTCATCAATGGGAGTCCTGCGACGCTCGACACTCTGAAGGAGATTGCTGACGCGCTGTCCGCTGGCTCGGACGTTGCAACCGCACTAGCCTCCAGCATCGCTGGCGTGTCCTCGCGTGTCACCACTCTGGAAGACCAGAACCTTGACAGCCGTCTGACGACCGCTCAGAGCGCCGCTGACGCTGCCCAAGGCACTGCTGATGGCGCAGTCACCGCAGCCGCAACCGCTCAGAGCACTGCCGATCAGGCCGTCCTCGACGCAGCCGCAGCGCAGGCTGACGCTGACGCCGCCCAGTCCACCGCTGACAGCGCCGTTTCGGCTGCTGCAACGGCACAGGCTGGCGCTGATGCGTCCCTGAAGATCTCTGCGAACCTTGGCGATCTCGCTGACGCAGCGGCTTCCCGCTCGAACCTGAGCGTTGATTCGTCCGCAGAAGTGGACAGCAAGGTCAGCACGGCTGTTAGTTCAGCTTCTGGCACGCTTCAAAGCAGCATCGACGGAGTGAGTGGCCGGGTTACGACTCTCGAAGGTCAGAACCTTGACTCTCGTCTGTCCAGCGCAGAAAGCTCGATTGCTGGCCTGGGCACGATGTCTACGCAGAATGCAGACAACATCGTTATCACCGGCGGCTTGATCGGTGCTGGTTCGGTCCCTACTGATTCAGGTGTGATTCTCACTGAGAACAGCACTTTGGACGGGGGCACCTTCTCGGGTTTTAATGGCGGGGGTGGTGGAGGCAACACCACTCCCGTGATCGGGGCCTATTTCTACGCCAGTTCTGGAAACGACTGGAGCACGCTTGCTAACTGGTCTGGGGACAGTGCCCGGACTCAGGCGGCTACGGAGCTTCCGGGAGCAGACAATGGCGTGACGCTACTAAGCTCTGGATCTGCCGATCTGGACACATGGACGCAGCCTCACAACATCAACATTGGGTCTAATGACCTGACTTTGACCTCTGTGGCAAATCCTTCAGCTAACCTCACTTGTTCCGTCACTGGAACAACAGGTATCATCACGCTTAACGGCGTGGCGTTTAATCGCTAACACTTGTGGGGGCGCCTGAAATATGGCGCCCTCACTTCTTTTTCTTTTATTATGAATCCATCTATCTCAATGACGTGCGACGCTACCTTTGGCGCCGGCTCAGAAAACTTTGGCACTGTAACCGGGAACGTCACGTTTCAGGACGGGTCCGCAAACAGTGGCACTGTAACTGGCAACGCTGCCTTTGAAGGCAATGCTGAGAACAAGGCAGGCGCAACTGTTACTGGTAATGCGACGTTTGGAATTTTGTCTATAAACAACGGAACTGTAAACGGAACCATTACACCGCCGAGCATTGAGCTTTCGCCAGTGGAAGGACAGCCCTCGTTCGGCATGTTCCTGATGTACAATGGCTCAACCATTCAGCAATACACTGTTGGCGGTTGGTACAATGGACGTTATGCATTCGGTGGTCAGCCATACATGACCTTGGCAGAGGCTGAAGCTGCACTTGCTGCGTATGTTTTGGATAGTGCTTATGCCACTTGGCTCTTAAGCAATAGTGGGGTAAATCAATTTGTGGACTTCAATAATCCGAATCACAACGGCAAGTGGGCGTACAACCAGACTGGATACGCTTCTGAGGCTGAAGCACGGGCAGCAGAAGCTGCTGGGCAAGAAAGCGCATATCAAGCGTGGCTGGCTGCTAACAGCGGCGTGAATCAGTACAGTGGAGCTGGGACAAAGAATGGACAATGGGCATACAACTCGACTGAGTACAGTTCGCAAGCGGAAGCACAGGCCGCTTACGACGCAGCCAATCCTCAGTAACACTCACACATTTCAAGCCGCTGTCCTATCCGGCGGCTTGATTTGTTTTGAGTTAGTGCTAAATGGAAGCCATGCCAACTATTCTGTTGAATAACAAAGTAAACGACGGCTCTGCCCCAAGTCCGTCAGATGTCGCAGTCAGAGAACTGGCTATCGACGCATCCACTGGTTCTCTCTGGACCAAGCTCAAGACTGGTCTTGTTCGCAAGATCCTAGCCATTGCAGCGCCTCATGCAGCCACTCACGCTGCCGGCCAGCCTGACGCAATCACGCCGGCATCTATTGGCGCTGCCATTATCGACCATCAGCACACTCCCCTTGATTTGGTGGGCTGTGGCGACATCATCACTTCCAACGCGGCAGACTTTGCTGCTGCCTCGCACACTCACGGTGTAGGACAGGTAGCCGGGTTGTCCGCACAGCTTGACGCTCTCGCCCAACGCATTTCAGCTCTCGAACAACAAGTCTACCCTCAATGAGCAAGAAACAGGTAAACCTCTCTGTATCCAAAGGCGAGAAGCTGCCGGTGTCTAAAGGCGCTGGGCTGACTGCCAAGGGCCGCGCCAAGTACAACGCCGCTACAGGCAGCAACCTGAAGGCTCCTGCGCCTAATCCCAAGACTAAGGCAGATGAAGGTCGCAAGAAGTCCTTCTGTGCTCGCATGAGCGGAATGCCTGGTCCCATGAAAGATGAGAAGGGCAATCCTACTCGCAAGGCTGCAAGTCTTAAACGCTGGAACTGTAAATAATGCAAATCCCCATCCTCAACGGAATTTACACGAGCACCGCTGGGGATTTTCGCGTGGAATACCCGCGCAACATGGTGCCTGTCATGCTTCAGTCAGGCATCTCTGACGGTTACTTTCGTCCTGCAGACGGCATTGTGAGCCTTGGGTCAGGCCCAGGGATTGACCGTGGCGGCATCGAGTGGCAAGGGGTCGTGTACCGAGTGATGGGCACCAAGCTCGTTTCAATCTCTAGTACCAACGTCGTCACTGTCATAGGCGACGTAGGTGGCACGGGACAGGTCACGTTTGACTATTCCTTTGATTACTTGGCAGTCGCTTCAGGAGGAAGCCTTTTCCTGTATCGTCCCAGCACAGGACTCCAGCAGGTAACAGATCCCGATTTGGGAACTGTCGTAGATGTCGTTTGGGTGGACGGCTACTTTATGACGACCGACGGAGAGTTCCTGATCGTCACTGAGCTTAACGATCCATTCTCAGTCAACCCGCTCAAGTATGGATCGTCTGAAGCTGATCCTGACCCTGTTGTGGCCCTCCTAAAGGTCCGTAACGAGGTCTACGCACTCAACCGGCACACCATCGAAGTGTTTGACAACGTGGGAGGCTCGCTGTTCCCGTTCCAGCGCGTGGAAGGCGCCCAGGTTCAGCGGGGCACCATTGGCACTCGCACCTGCTGCGTGTTTATGGAGTCCATCGCGTTTATTGGCGGGGGCAGGAACGAGGCTCCTTCAGTCTGGCTGATCTCTGGCAGCAACGCGCAGCGCATTGCCACCCGGGAGATTGACTTGCTGTTGACTGAGTTTACTGAAGAGGAGCTTGCCAGCGTGCTTGTCGAGTCTCGCGTGGACAAAGGGTATCGCCACTTGTATATCCATCTACCGAATCAGACGCTGGTCTTTGATGCCGCTGCCACCACTACAGCTCAAAATCCAGTGTGGTTTACGCTGGCTACTAGCATCGTTGGAGACGGCCAGTATCGTGCTCGCAATCTGGTGTGGGCGTACAACCGTTGGAACATAGCCGATCCTACTAGCACAGCTTTTGGCTATCTTGATGACACACTCTCTTCGCACTGGGGCGCGCTCAATGGCTGGGAGTTTGCGACGATCATTACTTACAACGAAAGCCGAGGGGTGATCTTCCACGAAATGGAACTGGTTGCGCTGACTGGCAACACGATCTTTGGCGCCGATCCAAGCATCTGGACCTCGTACACCGAGGACGGTTTGACCTGGAGTCAGGAGCGAGTCTGTAAGGCCGGCTTGACGGGCGTGCGTGGGAAGCGGTTGTCATGGCTTCAGCAGGGACGCATGAGGCAGTGGAGAGCGCAGAAGTTCCGGGGCACGAGCGACGCCCAGCTTTCTGTAGCAAGACTCGAAGCCAGAGTTGAGCCTCTTGCTGTATGATTGACGGACCTTACAAGATCACTCGAAATGAGTTGGCTCAGTTTTTGCCTTCGCAACGTGCGATCCGGGCTTTTGAGCAGCTTTTTGATCTTATCCCGTCTAGCCTGAACGACAGTTCTTCCGTAATTGAGGAAGTCTCTGTAAACGCACAGAATGCCGATTCTAGGGCACAGCAGGCAGTCTCGGCTATAG